AATTTTGTGTCTACGAAGGATTGCCTTTTAGGTATCTCCAACGTAGCTCCAGCCGTCCACTCACAACGATTGAGAACTTTGCGAAGTTCAAACGGTCCAAGCATAGCGGATATTTTACGCGAAGCTGAGTGCAGGATTGCCTCAGCGCGGGACCTGTAAGGGTCCTCCGTTTTGCATAAGAGTCGTTTGTTGGTCGCATTACACGTCTCTTCAGAAGCTGAAAACTTCTGAATAGCCACTTCCTCGGTGTCAATTCCAGTTTCAAGTCCCTTCCACTTACGTAGAAAGGACGCGAGCATGTAATCGGCACGAAAGGTAGCAGCATCGTTGTAATTCCTCGGGTTCAGGCGAAAGGTCGCAAGCTCCTTTTGGGAGTACTTGAACCTCAGCCACAAACCGAGAGAAACAGGCGAATCAGTCGATTCACACAAGCCTTGGAAAACCTTGGCCATTGTCTGAGAAGACATGTGTGTCAGCTCCTTTGCAATTGGAAGTCTACAGACCTAAGGGTCAGTAGAAGTTCTGAAGATCCTCGATGACCGTGATGACATTGGCGTTCGCCAGCAGATTCGCTGCGTATTTGCGCAGCGTCTGCCGATCGAAAGCCTTCACCGAACGCTCGGGGATCAAGAACTCCATGTTGCATCGGGGGATGTACGAAACCGTCGGTGCCGGCGAAATGCCGGAGATCGTGGCGTTCGTGACATTCTCGAGAATCGGGGTGTGAATCCCGATCTTGACGCGACAGATTCGTTTCGAAGAGTCCTCCCCTGCGCGCGGGACACCAGGTCGGACCAGCTGAACGCTGATCTTCTGGTTCCCGATAGCAGAGGTAGTGGTTTGATCTTCGAACCACCAGACGCCATTGGCGTCGGGGCCGAGTGGGTTGAAGGTATGGTTGACCGGAGTGGTCTGTACGTCCGCGAGGACAATAGCTGCAACTGCAGGCATGGATTGCTCCGTAAGAACGGTTGATGAAAGGTGAAAACCTCCCAAGTGGTAAACCACTGAGACGTACAAATCACCCAGGTTAACGAGAACAGCGGCTAAGCCCGTCCTTTGGAAAGGAACTGGGACAATAACGCGGCGCCACTGATGATACGGCTAGACCCCATCTGTAACTTCACAGTTGGGTATCGCGGAGTAGGATATGACGTAAGTCTGATCCGGTTCTTATAGTGGTCTCGATCTATCTGCTGACAGCCACCGTAGATTAACGATATGCCCGGTCCGATGCTTTTAGCACCGTACTTGACACCATCGTCGATCTTCTTGTAACTGTCTGTCCGATAGCCGGCCACAAAGTGCTGGTCATTGACAAACGCCGTCTCCAAATTCCGGATATACTGACCGATGTTTAACAACCAGTCAGCAACGAAGGAATACGGAGTCAGCTCCCACATGATGCTAGCCGGGTTAAGGCTAGATATACGTGAGAGTTGATCAATCGTATTAGATGCGAATGCCATCTCGACGAAGAGTTCGACGCGTTTCGAATACCAGGTCGTCCACTGGTGCCTTATCATGGTACCAGGTTCAGTCCCGACATTTCGAAATTCGCGAACCTCCTTCTTTCGAACACGGTATTTCACATAGCCGTCCTTCGGGGGCGTGACCATCTCGGTTGCGATATCATGGATGGAGCCAACTAAAGGCCGCCATCCGTACTGATATTCTAACCAACGGTCCGCCCATTTTCGGGGTGAAAACCCTCTGACAAAATTGTGAAGCTGGATAACATTACGATGGAGCCTCCTTGTCAAGGTGGACCACCGCTCAAGAGAGTTGGGAGCAACGAATTGTCCTAACATCTTCTGAGATTGCT